AATACTCTTTCAATTCCATCAAAGTGACGTTCATGGAAATATTGAAGAGCATCATCTAATCTATCATTTAACTGATCATCATCTACATTTATTTCTAACACTGGATATCCCAGTTTTCTTAAACAATAATCTAAGAGTTCTTGTCTAGATGATGGTTGGGACATTACTCTACCTCTGCATCAGAAAATTTTTGAGATGACTTTTTATTGCTTGATCTGGAAAGTTCATCTACTTTTTTTTGCAATTCTAAATTTTTCATTAACAATGCATTTTTTTCGGAGGTCCAATCTTTTTCTAAGGATTGGACCTTTGCTTCTAACAGTATATTTTGATTATATAACGTAGAAATTTTATTGTGATAAGTATTAATTAAAATATTCACATCAACATCATTTTGCATATCAGAATAGTCCTCCATCAATTGTGTCAGTCCAAGTTGGAACTCCAAACTCATCTGTTGTTAGAATATAGTTTGAGGTGCTAATTCCAGATCCAGGAGCAACTGTAGACTTCATTAATCCATCACTGTCAAAGTAAGTGACACCATTGGTTGAGAAATCACCACTTTGATAATAAATTCCTTTGATATCTAGGAATCCTTTGGTTCCTGTTACTACGTTTCCTGCAAGTCCTGCATCTGGAACATAGGTCCAACGTGAATTTGCATCTACATAACCGAAGAATCCAGTTTTGACTACTGCCTGTGTTCCAATTCCAGAAGAAACATATTTAAATCCGATACCTCTATCATCATTAGTATCGACACCTTGACTTACTGTAATTTGATCTCCAGAATTTACTGTTCCAGTAATTGCATTTGATAATGTAATTACTTTATTTCCTGAGTCTATGCTGGAAATTACAGTATTTGATGGAATATTATTTCCAGTTACTACATCATTAGTATTGATTCCAGCAACACTGTCTATAGTTAATTCACTTCCAGTTGCAACAGTTAATACTACTGTTCTAGTAGATGCATTATCACCTACAATATAAATTGGGTTATTGCTAGTTACTGTAACAGAATTAACAGTTGTAGTAGTACCATCAACTTGAAGATCACCTTTAATGACAACAGTTCCTTCATTACTGAGGCCAGATGGGAAAGGATCGATGAATAATTTATCACCAGATCCAGGTCTTGTAAAAATGGTATTTGAGTTGATTCCAACTGCATCTACATAAAGTTCACCGACAATAGTTGAAATTCCAGTTTGATATAGATTTCCAGTAATGGTTACTTGATCAGTAGAAGAATCTCCTAAATTAGTATTACCTTCTACGGTCAAATAATCATGAATTACTAAATGATCTTGGATTTCTACATTAGAATTAAAGTTAGTAGTTCCACCAATATTTAAATCACTGGCAATACCAACCCCACCATTGATAACAAGTGCCCCTGTAGTAGGAGATGTTGAAGGTGTGGTTGATCTGATAGTTACAGTAGTTGAAGATGAGTCACTGCCAATCCCAATGGTCTCTGCAGCAGCAAATGCATCAATTGTTACTACATTTTGTGGAAAAATGTTAAATGACGAGAGATTAGATGTTAAATCTCCACCATCTAAATTTAAGTCTCCATCAAAATCTGCATTTCCACCGATATTGAGATTTTCACCAATTGCTACTCCACCAGAAACGATAAATGCCCCAGTTGAGGTGGAGGTTGATGATGTAATGTCACTTACACTAATTGCTACTCCATCTGCAAAGTTCCAGTCTGCACCGGTTACTTCTAATCTATTATCTGTAGTTTCATCATATTTAATTTTAGTATCTTTACTTGTACCAAAAGTTAAATATGTATCATCTGGAACTACAATTTCACCCGTTCCATTTGGGTCTAAATTAATATCACCATCTACATTTGTGGATGATAAAGTGTTACCATCTAAAGTAAGATTATCTACATTCCATTGATCAACTTTTCTATTTTGATCTAAAATTGCTACAAATCCATTTGCAGCAGTAGTTGGATTGGATTGTCCTGCTACTAATCCTGGAGCAATACTAAGTAAATCTGCATAGTATCTACCACCAATTGCTATTGCATTTGGTACATTATCACCAATGAAAAGCCTTCCACCACTATTTCCGTGGGTACCCACTCCAGCGGTATAAGCAAGTTCTCCATATTGAAGTGATGCTGGTGCTACTGTTCCAGTAGACCTTTTAATCTTGATGTAACTTGCCATTTAGAAATTTCCTCCATTGATGATTAAATTTTGAGTTTCCCCTGGTGTTAATTGATCGGTAGCAACCCATTTTTTTGTTGCTGAGTCATAAACTAAAACGTATCCATTACCTAGATTACTTGTATCTACATCACGCAAAGCTCCTATAGTTGCTGCTCCTATTGAGGGAATAACTTTTATTGTATTTTGAGATCCTAACCTGCTGTTTACTTGTGTCATTTTAGCTTGTAGTAACTCCTGCAGTAACTAAGGCACTACCTTCAACTACTCTACTTTTTTTTGTTCCATCAGATATCAATATATCATAACAATATCTTCCAGGTTTTAATGATGATGTTATACTAGATCCTAAAGAAATAGTTAATTCACCATATGATCTGTTTGTAAAATGAACTTCAAATGATGCAGCAGTAGTTAGAGATGAAGGATGTTTTTTAAGTAAGGAAGATCCAGTGTAACCAGTCAAGTCCAAATAAGAATTTAAAACATTATCTTCCAAACTAAAAGTTTGTTCAAAGTCAGCCCCAATTGGAATAGTAATATTACTTACGTATACCGACATGATTAAACTATTATCTTTCTTATTATATTTATACTTTAGACTTTAATAGATCTTTTAAAAGGGATTTAATTTCATCCAATTCGGATCTCAATTTATCTATTTCATTTTGTTCAGTTAATTTTTTATTTTTAATTTTAAGATATTCTTGATATTCATAATCATTGCAATTTACAATTGCATTACTTTTTTCATCTCTAAAGAGATTTCGATGCCCTTCTACTGGTATCATATTGTTGCGATAATTCTTAAATCTCTGATCAATGGAACATAAGATTGATTTGTTCCCGTCATAATAACTTTTATTTGGAATCCATCGAATATAGGAAGATTTTTAGCAGTATATTCATAATTGCCAAAATCATTAGAAGTATTAGAGGGTTCTATAAATCTATCGGATCTTCCACTATTATTTGATGGATTTATTATATTACCAATAGGATCTAGATTATCATATCCTGGGAATAATTCATAAAGTTGTTGATCTGAAGGAGTGTCACTTCTAAACAAACGATATGCTATTCGTATTTCATTTGTAGAATGTCTATATGCATCAAATATGACTTTTAAATTATCAGATGGTTTTTGTAATTTAACAATCTTGGAAACATAAATTGCAGAGTTTGGATCATCAGATATTTGATTAATTCTAGGATCTTCAGAGAAATTGTTAATTGGATTATCAATTCTATTCATTGTTGTTATAACATTAACTCTATCCAAGTCAATCATTGGAGAAACTCTTGTATCTCCTGTACTTAAGAACATTTCTAATGTAAATGATTTATTTCCTGGATAATTTTGTAAATTGTTAATTTCATTTATTTTAGAACAAATCATTCTAGAATCATTAAATAAATTATTAGAATTCAATGAAATATTTTCAAATCCTTTATCTACAAAAGATCTTTCTGATCCATTTATGGATGTAGAACTGAAAGTTCTAACTTTAGATTGAATACTTGTAGTAGATGGGAGTAATGTTTGAACATTTGGTCTAATGGTATTAAATACCATATTTTGAGTTGCTTTTGGTCCAGTTATGCTATTTACTTGAACATTCTGTGAAGAATAAGTACCTCCAGACTTAGTATTATTAAAATACAATTGATTAATGGCCAATCTATCTTTTCCATTTTTACTCATATCTATTTTAACATGATATGAATCCATTTCAGTTGGATATTTTGTAGTATCTGTATTACTTAAAAGATGAGAATTATTAATTCTTCTTAATGATACACCATTAAATTCATATTTGAATACATTGTCATTAGTGATGTGTGAATTAATAGTACTTCCATCTAAACCTCTTAATCCAGAAATTCCAGAAATAGTATTTGATGCTAAATCATATGAGGTGTATCCGATTATTTCATTATTGATGATGATATAACCTGGATTAGACACATCAACAGGAAGACCCTCAAAACTGGTAAATATACCAACGGAGTTTACATTAATTGTGGTAGATGTGGCAGTAATATTTGCTGTTAGTTTTACTGGTGCAACATCTGGATCAATTCCAGAAATAGTAACTCTATTATTTGCAGCATACATTCCATGATTATTATGGAATACTTTAAAGTGTAATCCATCAGATATAATTTGATTTGAACTTACATATGCACCAGATATAGTATTAACTCCAACAATAATATCATCGGTATTATTGATACTAATTGTTCCTTGTATATTATCTACAATTATTGAATTGTATGCGGATATAACTCCAACTTTATTTGGAATACTTAAAATTAAGTTTTTACCAAAGTTTCCAGTATTTTCCGAATCTATTGTTAAAGTATCTCCAACTGCATATCCAGAACCACCTTTAGAGACTGTAGCTGCTATAGCAACTCCATTGAAAACAGTAATGCTTGCTTTTGCTCCAGATCCTGAACCAGTAAGAGTAACTAAATCAACATTTGAATAAGTTGTTAAGAATCCTACAAATCCTGTTCCAGAATTTGTAATACTTAAGGTAGATCCGACACCAACTGCCCCAAGAACTGATTTTAAATTACCTGAGAAATTTGTATTATTTTCTTGAGTAATGGTACTACCATTGGTGAATAATACAGAGTCTGCTGAGGACAAACTCTTACCCAATCCAATGACAGCAGATCTTGAATAAGCAGTTATTGGATTTGGTCTTAATGATGCAACTTGTCTATTACCAATTCCTAGATCTGGATTATAGAATCTTACGGAACCACCAGTTCTAGAAAATTCTGCTCTATAAAGAGTAAATTTAAGATCTTCATATTGACTTGCATCCCAAGTTGATGCATTTTGTGATTTAAATAATGATCCAAGAAGAGGTTGTTGAGAAACAATAATTCTTTCACTTTCCGGTAAATCTAATGTTGAAACATCTACTTCACCCATTCTGGAGATCCATACTGTATATTCATCTGAATATGAAAGTAATACTAAAGAATATTCATTCCCAGACTCTAAGTATACAGGTGATGGGAATGTAAATGTAGTGGAAACTGTTCCATCTTCTGAAACTTTTACATTATCTGAATCTAATGTTACTTCAGAGAATGGTAATATAGTTTGAGTTGGTAAACCAGTTTGCATTGTTCTAATTTGTAGAACAACTGGAATATCATTTGATGACTTACTTCTAAAATAAACATCACACTTAGTAACAAATACTCCATTTGGATCAGTGACTTCAAAAGATTGAGCAAGTGGATCAATTCTTCTTGGAGGTGGTGGGAATATTGTTGTAACTGATCTATTTTCAGTTATTGCAGCAACTTCAAGACCACTTTCTACACTAGTTACTACTCTAGATTCTGATCTAGGAATTCTTTCTACATCAGCATTTCTAATTCTAAGTGTCAACTCTTCAACATTATCTAAAGTTCCACTTGAAGTGAAGTTATTTTCTGCCGTACTTTGAGTAAATCCAACAATTGAAGAATTAGTAGAACTTGAAGTCAATACAAATGTTTTAGTTCCTGTTTTAAATGAAGGAGTAGATGGAGTTGTTGGATCTGGGATAAACAATGAACCAATAAAGACTCCTGCATTATCAGTAATAAGTCTAATTTGAGATACAGTGGCAATTGCACCACTAGTTTCACCTACTAATTTCATATTAGCAGAAATAGATCCAAAGAATTCTGAATTTGCTTGAAGTTCTAAACTTGCAGTATCTACGTTAAGAACTGTTGTTGTTGATGAATAATTTGTTGATAATGAATTTTCTGGTTGATATGGATTAGTCTTATAGACCTCAATTGGTGCATTATATGGACCATACTTGTGATTTTGGTTTGCAAGTCTAAATCTGATAGTCTTTGATCCCAATACACCAACTACAGTTTCACCTTTAGCAAATGTTCCACTGCTCATTGTAACTTCAATGAGTTTTGGAACAATATACTCAGTCATATCTACATTATCGAAGAATCCATAAAATCTAGTATTAGGTTTCAGTCTTCTTGCAATAACTTCAATATTTCTAGATCTCATTAAACTAATAATTGATCTAGAAACGACTCTATCTCCTAGACTTGTGCTATCAAATCTTTCACTTACTCCAAATTGAATTCCTTGTCTTGATTGGTTTGTTGTAGTAGTCGTGGTTTCATTTCTTACATCTATAATAGTATCTCTGAAGTTTTGGGTGACTCCCCATCCAAACCAATTTGTGCTAGTTAATTGACTTCCTACGTTAATTCTACCTAATGATGGTCCCGCAACAGTTGTTGTTCCAGTCCAATTAGTTTCCCAAGCACCCCAATCAACTGGAGATAATCCAGTATTACTATCAACTCCAAGAAGTTGCATAGCAGTCCTATACGTTCCTTCAATATCTTCAGTTCTTTCTGTTCTTCTAGTTTCAATCCATGTGTCTGTAGATGGATTTAATTCAAGACTACCAATCCAAGTAGTTACTAAGAATGGATTAACATTTTCAATTCTGGTTGCAAATTTATTCTCAATATATTTTACATCTGAATAATTTAAAGAAATTATATCTCCAGTTCTCTTAATATTAAGTGATCCTAAATCATTTGCAAATCTAAGGTCTACTGATGGATTTGATGTTGTTCCAATACCAACAATAGATTCGGAACCTAGTAAAAGATCAACGGAGGTAGTATAGTGCTGCGGTCTCAGCATTCCTAATGCAGTGTCTACACTTGCTTTATAAATTGGACTTGAAAGATCCCCACCACTATTTGATTTAAAATTGTCAACAAAAAATCCAGCCTTGAATCTATCTAATCCTGTTTGCGGATCTCTAATTACTAAATTTTGAGTGTCTGATTCTAAAAGTGAAAGTGAAGTATAATATTCAATATTAGATATTCTATCCTCCAACCTAGAGATATCTTTCATAGTATATCTCTTATGTGTTGTAAAGTTTATTTTAACATCTTTTACATCATACAAATATGGAGGTAAATATAATGTTGCAATTTCTAAAGCATAATCTAAATTATCTGGTGATTTTGGATTAATTGATGGAACTCCACTATTTAAAGTAAAAATACCATCTTTACTTAAGAAAAGTTTATCAATTCTTGGAAGATAATAATCATAGGATAGATTTATAAATCTATCTTGTGAGAAGATATGTGGTGATGAATTTGAAGATGTACTAAATTGTCTGGATCTATATTCAAACGGAGAATATGTTCCAGAATATGGAAGAACTCTAGGTCTGAGATCTATCACATCAGTGGATCGATAACCATCTACTGACAATATATCATTTTTAAATCTTTCTTTATCATAAGAATTTACAGTTACAAAATCACCATTATCTTCAGCATTTAATGTATAGTTGTTAAATATAATTCTAATTTTTTTGGTTGGAGATGCACTATCTTCTTTTCTAATAATTCTAGAAAAATCTAGATACTCACTTCTATATCCAGAATCTAAAGTGTATGATGATTTAATATTCTTATCACCGACAGTAATATCTAAAACTTCACCCGAAATTTTAGATTCCTCAAATACTACAACTTCACCAGATCTAAATGTATTCTCGTTGAGATATACTAATTCTAATTGATTGGCATCTAATCTATTTACATACGTAGCAACAGCATTGCTAGTTTTACCAATGATTCTTTCACCTTTCACTGCATTAGTTAATGCAGAATTTAAAGAAGTAAGTGTAAGAACTGGAAGTTTTGGATCAGATGTATCTGAAGATTCAAATATTCCTGTAATACTTACAACATCTGGAATATTTAATGAAATAGTTTTATCCTGTACTCTTACACCATAAATTGAACTGTATACTAAACCATCATCTAAAGTTGATTTCCCAATTCCTGAAGATGTTGAATTAGATCTGGATACAATTAAAGATGTTGAACGATTATATACTTTCTTTTTATTTTTTGTATTTATTTTTTTGAAAGTCGCAGTTAAAGTAGCAGGTCCTGATCCAGTAAGACCTGAAATAGAAATAGTTCTACCTGAAATTGAAACTTTTTGATCATTTAAAGGTTCAACCTTACCAGTATTTTTATAAGTTAAAGTATAATCCTCTTCGTCAAAGGGCTCTAAAGTTAAATCTAAATCTGTCTCTAAAGTTTTACTTACAGATCCAGATGAGATATCACCAGAGCTTAGATCATAAGACTTTTTAAATATAATACTAGATCCAGTTAGATCTACATTTGAAACATTAGAATTTTCTAATTTAGAATAAAGATAAGCATTAGATGTTTTTTGAATTTCTAATGTAGCTTTTCTTAAATCATTTACGACTATTGTAGATGTTGGTAATCCTCCACTGGATACTCCAGAAACTGAAGTTGTTGGAATTATTGTTAAGTAAGAATAATCATTTACACTAGAAACTTTATTGTATGTTGGAACAGTCTGTCCTTGTTTTGTATATGTTATAATATCTCCAACATTTACTGTAGAATAAAATATTGTACTTGATGTTGAAACATTACTTGTTCCACCAGAAGCACCAGTAATTGTAAACTGTGCGGCAAGTTCTCCTAAAACAATTCTATTAGATAGGACTGGATCTGCAGTAAAAGTTCCAACTCCAGAAACTCCACTATTTCCTACAAATTGGTGTACATCTGATAAATTATAATCTTTTATACTTACAACAATTCTACCATCATCCACTCCATTGAATTTTAATGATTCATTGGGTAAGAAAGATCCAGATACTTGATATAAAGTTAAAATATTTGAATTTGAAATAGTAGATACTAAATATCCAGTTGCTCCACTACTTGTTCCTTCGACAAATGTAGATTCTGCTAAAGTTTGTATGTTTGCATTTAAAGTTAATAACGTATATGTCTGGACATCATATAAAGATATTTCATATTCTGTAGTTTGATTTGCATACTCAGATGATTTTGATTTCAAATCATATACGTTAGCAACTCCTATCATTTCACCAGATGAAACTCCAGGAGTGGTGGTCCTATCTGAATACAAATATACAGTAGATAATGTTGAAAATCCTACTGGTACTGAACCATATACATTATTAATTGTAATTTGTCTACCGATATTAAATGGAAGTGCCGAATTAATAACTTTATTAGTAGTTCTTGGTTTTTGTAAATCTATTAATTCATTACTTACTGTTTCAATCCCATATCCTCTTACATAAGCCTTACCTGGACTTATAGAGATGCAAGCCAAATCATCAGATGCTGTATTACCTTGCTTTGTTTTTAAACCTTCTAGATAAATTCCATTGTTTCCAACTCTATCATTTAGAGATTCTTTTATTGATGCTACAAAAGGTTTAATATAATAATCACCAGACTCATCATAAGTTCTTTTTGCTAATTCATCTCTAATTAAATTATAATTAGTAGTGTTTACAAATTTTTTAATTTCACCATTTTCAATTCTTACTAACTCTACAAAATCTTCATCATTAAAATCTTCTAACTCTTTTTTGATTAAAGTTGTAGTTATCTTTAATCTATCTGCACCAGGAGCAGCAAAGTTAGAAAATCCTTGAGCATTATCAAATAAATCATCATTATTATTTGAAGCTACTGAAAATTCTTCATTGATCAGTAAACCTATTCTATAAGATGGTGAATTTGAATATTGATCTAATATTACAGTTTGGGAAGGTACTGTAATAAAGAATCCACGAATAAAATAAATCCCCTCAACAATTTTAATTGCAGATCCTGTAGAGGTGGATTCACTAATAATTGTAGTTGCAAATGTAGTGTTTGCAACAATAGACGTTAAACTATAATCGATTGTCTCAAGAGTTATTAAATTTTCTCCATCTAAAAATGTAGTGGTAGTAAAATCTGTATCACTTGAACTTAAGTATTTTACATATAAAGTATAATTTGAACGTTCTGATTCTACACCTGTAATATAATTTTCTACTTTTGCAACAACTCCACTAGTTTCACCTTTTATTTTTTTACCTACTAATTTATCAATATAGGATGAAACTGGAATTCCTAAATGTGTATCATTTATTTGTACTGAAGTATATTCAGAGTCATAAGCAACTTGTCCGGGAATTACTACAGATCCTTCTTTGAAGAAATGTTGCCCAAACTTTTCAATTTGATTCTGTAATATTGATTGTAATGTAGTTAATTCTCTTGACTGGATTGGATATCCAGGTTTAAATAGTACTCTTTGATAATTCTTTAATGGATCAAAATCATCAAAATATGGAGAAACATTTAGGTTTGTATTTTGAGGCATTTTTTATTAGAACTCCAAAACTATTTTAATATCTTCTTTTTGATTTCTAGAACGAGGAATTGGTTGTCTATTATCAATATAAATTATTTCACCTGATTTAGTGTTATATTCGGCAGATGAAATACCAGAATTAAAGTAACTACCCAATTGATAAGTCCTATTATTTATTACCGTACTGAGACCAGTAAAACCTGTATGAATATTTAATGCAGGTCCTACAATTGATGATGAATTAATTAATATATTTCCACCAGACTCTGGGGAAGATGTAAAATCATGTAATTTATAACTTACACCTACAGTAGCAAGTCCAACAGGTTGGTAATATTTTAAAACTCCAGTAACATTATCCCATGATGCAACAAATCCGATTGCAGTTTTACCTAAACCGACAGTTTGTGTAATTCTACTATCTACTGCATAAGTAGTTTGTGAGGTAATTCCAACTAATTTTAATGATTTTAATGCACTGACTTCAGATTTATTAAGTAATTCTACTTCACTCCCCAAAACTGTTGGATTTTTAAGGATTCCAACTCTTGCAAAATCATTTCCTAAAATAACATCAGGATTTGTTTCATCTGTAATATATCTAGAGTAAATAAGAACTCGATATGCTCCTAGTTCTCTGTAAATATCATAACCATGACCACCTTTTGGTGGAATAATGACATCAAATTCTGCCATTGTTCCACCATTAGATAAGGAAGTTGTAATCCCAGGTGCACCTGGTTCAAACTTTATGATACCTTTAGTATATCCATGTCCACCATCTGTAACATAAACTTCAGAAACTTTACCAAATGAATCGACTGTTATAGTTGCTCTACCTCCAGTTCCATCTCCAAGAATAGGTACATTTGTAAAAGTTTGAGAAATAGGTTGATATTCGGAACCTCTATTTTTGATAGTAACTATTTCAATTTTTCCTTCTATAGCATTATTTTTGGTAGAAATACTTTCACCGATCTCACCCCACTTTTCAGGAACTGGTAAATATTCAATTGAATCGAATTTTACAATTTCTGATGGTTTAATTGTAAACAAATATTTCCAAATATATCCATCTCCACTTGTTCCTGCAGGTCTTGGTTCTAGATCAATAAAAGTTGGTTCATCGAATGATGGTTTCCCTCTAGGATTTTCTGGATCTGTTCCATTTTGTAGACAAATATAAACTCTAAAATCTTCGTTAATTACATAATAATTTGCTTCATATAAACTACTTTGAGTTGTATTTGGTGTTTTATTATAGATTGAATAATCATGACGATACATTTCATATGTATTTCCCGAAATCCATTTCAACTTACGTATCATTCTCCTGATATCACTATCAGTTACTCTTTTTAGAGATATAATACTATTTTTTATTTCATTTTCTTCTTGAAATCCATCTAGAGGTGGTAGACCTTCTCCCCAATTTGGAGATCCACCTGCCAATTCGTTATAACAATTTGGTTGACCTAAAAATGTATAGTAATAATTTGTACTATTTCCTACTGAAACGATGCTTTTTACAAAAGTTTCAGCATTCATTATTCTAAATTGGTCAGATATAATTGCAGGCATTTTACACGAGAAACTTTTTATTATTTATTAAATAAGTCCACGACTTCTATAAATCTTAGGACCAGTATTCAATCCAACAAGACCATCATTGGTATTGACTACGAAATCTTTAGGAATTCCTCTAGATCTAGATTCATAACCAAATATTTTACCCCAACTGTAACTTCCATAATAACCAGTAGTATTTACACCTGGATTTACTTCAATTACATCTGCACCTATAGAAGGAATTGGTGCAAAATTACATCCTACAGTAACAATTCCGAGAGATGCTGGAGTTACACTTTCAACAATATAAACTCCATCCAGGAAACTGACTGCAGTTCCAACTCTAGATTCTGGATAATTTGCCATTCCATTTTTACTGGTCGTTATTCCAGTTAAAGCATGACCACATGTTGCATTAGTATCTACAAGAACAAAGTAATCTCCAACAGAAAGTGAACTATATTGTACACCATATGTATTGAGTGATGAATATCCTATTCCTAGAGAATCATTATCATAAAATTCAGATTTAAGGACAAATTCTAGTTTAGGTGAAGTAGTTCCAATTCCAGGAGATCCTTCAGAAAATGTATTAATTCCAATAATTGTTCCATAATCACCAATTGCCTTAATAGATTTAATTTCTTCTTTTTTAATAGTATCTGATTGAATAAGAATTGGTGGTGGATTTATTCTAGAATATCCAAATCCACCGTTTACTATAGTAATAGATGAAATCTTTTCATCAGACACTGTACTTATAGCAACTGCTTTATTAATTATAGGTTCCGCATATATTATCGTACCACTATTTCCAACACCAATGTATCTACCTTCATTTCCAAGATTTGGGATATAGATTAAATCATTAATTGGGTTTAATTGATTTGTATCTCTCTTAACCCAATGAATTAAATCAAAAGAGAAGAGTAAAGTTCCATTACTATCAAGTGAAGTATAGAAATTATCATAATATTTTATCTTTTTAAAATTAATAGAAGTATTTTCAATTACAAGTTCTGACCAATCTATTCCATTTGAAGAAATTAAGATAATTCCATTATTTCCCACTGCAACAAATTTATTACCATCCCAAACGACATCATTTAAATTCTGAACTGTAATCTTATTTGGAGATGGATACCAGAAAATTCCATCTGGAGAATAAACTATGTCTCCATTATTTCCAACAGATACAAATGTATCATTATTATTAGTAATTGAATTTAAATCATTAAACGATATTATACGTTCAACCATTCTGTCAGTGTTTATTCCTACAGAAGAAAACAATCCACCTGAAGTTCCAACTATTGCCCATACATCTTTAGCACTATTATATGAAAGATCATTAAATGTTCCTGAATATGTACTTGGAATTCTAGATAAAGTTTGCCCAACATATTGGACTTCTTTGATTAGAGATACTTTTGTCCAAGTTGTAGTAGAATTATTTACACCCAATGCTCTATACACATTTGCACTACTTCCAACAGCAACGTATCTATCTGAAGGTTGTGCAACCTCAACTGCATTAAAATCTATAATTGATGATCCACCTATTGAAACATTATTCCAACCTAATCCATTTGTACTTATTGCCAAATTATTATCTTCACCTATTGCAACAATAAGATTTCCTGCAGATACTGCATTGTAATTTAAAGTTGTAATTCCACTGATAGTTTGCCAATTATAAATTGGATCTTTCTTAACTATGAATGATGGAGATATTGAAACTTCAGGATTAGTTAATTGGTAATAACCATTGCCAGGATCTACTAAATCTATATTTGAAATTGTAGTAGCAGCAGAAACTATTGCAGTAGAAATTCCGGGATTGATATCTATGTTGTTTACAATAAATATGTCTCTCAATTCCTCACTTATACCTTTGTTTTTATCTAAATCTGAAAATAATGGGAATGCATTATTTACATAGATTTGTTCATCATCTTGTGATACGTTTTTAATAATACTTGTATTGGGGATAATTCTTGATTTTAATCCAGGTCTTGCTTTTGAATATAAAACTCCATTAATTATTTTATCTTGAGTTTGTTTTGTCCAATCTAAAGGTCTTTCTTTTGTTGGATTCGTATTAATTCCCAAACTATCATATGGGAATGTATCTAAAATTTCAGTTGATACAATGTTTTTAACAACTCTATCAAATTGTTCTCTATCAAATAAATCAAAAATATTTTCTTTAATTCTTACAATATCACCTTCCTTAATAGTTTTTGGTGGATCTACTTGTTCAACATCTAAATCGGATCCTCTATAGAATAAAATATCGCACTTAGATCCTGTTTTGGGAGCTTCTTTGAAAATAATTCTAGATCCCGAATAGGTGTAAGATTCACCTGGAACTTGGAGTACATCATTAATATAAACAAATAAATTATTTTCTATTCTTAAATCAGAATTTGGATCAGTTTTTAAACTTAAAACTTCAGTAGTTCCTGCAACAGTTACTGTTAATATAAATTTAGTTTTAGTTCCATTAAAATATTTACTGATACTATCAAATTGTATGAATTGTCCAGGGTAAAATCCACTAAATTTATCAGTAAATATCTCTTCAACTGTAATTTCAAATTCTTCAAAAGAATTACCTACATTCGGATTTGTAGTTAACCCTACAACTTTTAGGATATCTCCTACTTTATATGAGACTCCATTTTCTTCTAAATTAAATCCTATAATACTAGATGCACTTCCAACATTTACTGAAACTTTAGCACCTTGCCCCAATCCACTTCCAGATACATACTCTAATGATAAATCACTATAACTTGATGGGATTCCAATTCTAACATTTGGTAATTGTGAATTAGTATATCCATATCCAGAATTAACTATAGTTAGTCCAGTTATAGTTCCACCTACTCCTACTGAAGCTGAGATCTTTGCTCCAGATCCTACAGTGGACAGTATATCAATAACTGGAGGGGTTCTATACCCACTTCCATACCCAGTAAGATACACATTATCAATAGAACCACTTGAGGATACTGAGACCGTTGCAGAAGCACCTACAAGGGGCACATATCCATATCCTGTGGTAATGCCTACCTTTGTAATTTTTCCTGCTAATGGAACTCCACTAATGAATCTAATTGTATTTTGACCAGGAGTATCGATGGTAAAATCTTTTTTAGATATTTGAGGAATATTGTTAATTAAGATGAATGGATTATTATTAATATCAATTGTACTTCCCAAAATACTATTCGTATTAGTAAATATTCCAACTACATCCTCACCCTTAGACTTTAATATAAATTCCGTTGCTCCAATTCCAGTAAATTGATCTGAGATGTCATCAAAAATGATATTTTTATCATTTGGAATTCCTGGATCAAACCTTCTACTAAATGCTCTTCCATTGAATCTAGATGTAATTTCAATTCCAGGAAGTCCAGTTGGACCATATGGTGGAGATGCAAAATATATTTCATCCTTAATAATATTATAATTTCCTCTTACAATTTCAATTGAAGAACCTGCTATATGCGAATCTGCAGATGTTCCCATAAAACCACGTTCAACTTCAATGTCATTGGGACCTGATATTCCCAAATTAATAATCTTCATTAATTCATTACCAATTTTAATTATATCCGTAGTAAATATTGAAGATATTCCAGAACTTACTGTAATACTTGAAGATGCAGTAGAAATATTTGCATCCAATTCTAAATTTAAATTAGTATTATAAATTGGATTTTGAACAACATTATCAATTGCAATTAATGAACTTGCATTTGGATCATCTAAAGTGAAACTATGTGTTCCTATTCCAAGACTTAAAAGATTTAAAGGTTGTGAAGTAGATAGACCTGATACTTTTATATTATTATCATCTGTTTTATTAACATATAAAGTTTTTGGAAGTTTATCTGTACCTAATAAAATTGGAGATAATAATAGATCATCTTGTGGACTTATTCCTCCAATGTAAGTTCCTGCCACACTAATTTTATCAGTCATTGCATAACCAGAACCACCATATGAGACATCAATTACTGATATATCTCCAAATAAATCTCTAGAGACATTAAATTTAGCACCAGTACCAAATCCAACTATGGTTGATGATGGAATATCATTAAATGAACTGTTAGCTGCAGATACAATCCTTGTATTAGATAATTTTGATACCGTAAATGTTAGGTCATTTTCTGGAGATGACCCATTCATAAAAGTTCCTGCAATTGAAACTGTATCTCCAATTGAATATCCTCTTCCACCCTCTCTTAAAATTAAAGATGTTGATATTGGAGATCCTGTAGTAGAATTATAAACGATAAAAACACTGAACTTTGCACCAGTACCTGATCCACTAGTTAAATATGCAGGAAATGGATTAAAGAATCCATAAAATTCATTTTGATTTGATGAAAAATTTGGAATTACTGAAGAAGAAACTCCAACTACAGATGTAGACACTGCAACATTATATCCATTTTCATATATGGAGGATCCATTACCTCCAATAACTTCCATAATAATACTAGACTCGGTTGATGCAACAGAAACGTATGGATTATTGGTATCTGTTCCTTTTTGTACAAGTTTTGAACTTTCTACATATGAAGTCGTCTGTATTCCTATTTTATCTCCAAAAATTTTATTAGGAATATATCCACTACCCCCATCAATTATTATTATTTCTGTTATTTCTCCATCGATATTTATTACAGGCTCAAAAATTCCTTCAACTGCAGGAGTGCTAGTTCCTTGTATTACTATTTTAGGTGGGTCTGTTGATGCATATCCAGTTCCACCATTAATTACATCTATTGAAGTAACACTATAACTGGTATTAAAGTTCGGTTTTAAAACAGCACCAAAACCTGGAACTACTCTTGTTGGCATAAATTTAGGTTAATATTTTACTGAATCTATTCAAAATATGATAAAAAGTAACATATGTTTAAAATATTTATTTCACTAATAAATGCAATGGTAAAAATATTTAATATTCGATAATATTGTCAACTATTGCAGTAGGTATTGCCTCTGATGACACCACTTCATATGAAACTTTTTGACCAGATTGGAAGTTATGATTGATAATTTTAAATGAATTGTTATTTAAATTGACAATAGAAGAACTTGAGGAATTGAATTCTTTATAGAATAGTGGATTTCCTTTGTTTTTCAGTTTAAATGTGGTTAATCCAACAACTACCCCTCCAGTAGTAGTTGTAAATCCAGTAAATTGTGGACTAATATCATCTATTGGTATGACTTTATTAGTTTTATTTAAAATATA